ATGCAGAAAGAATTAGACAAAGCTGTTACTGAAGGTGTTGTTACAATGCAAGAAGGTCTTGAGTTTATTAAAAGCAGAAAAAAATATTACGACGATTATTTAAAAGAAAAAAGTAAAACTACCGATGAGCCTATTGGTTTACCACAAATAGAAGAGAGAACAGAACTTAAAAAAGGAAATAGAAATCCTGGGTTTAAAGGAGAAAGATATTCATTTCCTAAAGGTGAAGCTAATCCTGGGGTAAAAGAAAATATAGAAAAAATAAATAAAGAAAAAAGAATAATTTTCGATGAAAAAAAATTAAGAGCTAAAGAGTTATTAAACAAAGGTTATTCTAAAGCAAAGGCTTCTCAAATAATAAATGCAGAATATGGAGGAACTAGAAATCCTAAATCAGGTGCTGCTAAATATGTAACCGAAGCCGCCTCTGAATTAGAGAAAACAGGATTTAAAATACCACATGGTAATATAAATCCAGACAGCACTAGCAAAGCTGATGCAGCTAAAAAAAGAACAAATGTTACTAAAAAAACTAAACAAGCTGAAAATAGATTTATGAGAGATAAAGGAAGTTTAGGTTTAGGTAAAGAGTTAGAGAATGCACACACTGCAAATATTTTTCAAGCCAAAGCATTAGGTGCAGAATATCCTACTGACGCTTTAGCTCCACAAACTTCAAAACAAAATCAAGTGTATGCTGAGATATTAAATGATGAATTAAAACCTTTGTATAAAGAACAATTAAAATTAAAGAAAGCTTTTGACCAAACTCCTACTAAAGAGATATCAGCTTTAATTAATAAAAATAACATAGCTATACAAAATTTAGTTGCAAGTGGTGGCAAGCAAGGAAAAAAAGCTGCAAATCTTTTAAGAGGTTGGAATGTTGATGTAGTAACAGGGGAAGTTTATTTACCTGAAGGAGGTTTTAATACTTTAAAAGCAGTGGACAGAGGAATGACAGATACAACTTTACAAAATTTAAAAGCAAAAACTGCAGATGATGTAGTAGCACGAGCAAATTATGAAGAACTTTTAAAAGAGATGAAAGGTAAAAAAATACCTGTACCTGAAAAATCTAAAACAAGAGATATGTTTAAGAAAGCATTTAAAGTTGGTAAGATGGTTTCTAAACCAATTATTAGAGCAGTGTCACCTTTTATACCTATTGTTGGAACAGCTGGTACATTAATGGGTGCAGCTGATGTAGCTGAAGCTTCTACGTTTACAAAAAAACCAGATGATCTTGGTATTGCATATTTAGCTGGTCCAGAGGTTGCAAAAAAGTATGGAGAATTTAAAGAGAGTGTAAGAGGTAAATCGGATGAGTTCGAAGAATTTGTACCCTAAGAAATGGCTCCTGCCGCCTGAATCAGGACCCACGCCTCAAGGGTTGAATATTAACTATAATACTGTTAAGACAGTGAAACTGGAGAAAATAAAAAATGGCAGACAAAATAGACAAGTCCCTGACGCAAGGTCCAAGAGGCTCGGCGGTTATACCGGGTGAAGAACAAATCACTGAAGCGATTGAACAAGAAGTAGTAGAAGAGCAACAGGCACCAGGGCCCATAGAAACAACAGAATTAGAAGATGGATCAGTACAAATAGATTTTGATCCAGCGGCAGCTCAACCAGAAGGTGGAGATGAACACTACGCAAACTTAGCAGAGTTTTTACCAGACGAAGTTTTACAAGAGATGGGCTCAGACCTTTCTCAAAAATATCAAGACTATCAAGCAGGTAGAAAAGAATGGGAACGTTCTTATACTCAAGGTTTAGATTTATTAGGTTTCAAATATGATATGAGAACAGAACCTTTCCAAGGAGCTTCAGGTGCAACGCACCCAGTTCTAGCGGAAGCGGTTACTCAATTTCAAGCGTTAGCTTACAAAGAATTACTTCCAGCAGACGGTCCAGTTAGAACAGCTGTGATTGGTGCACCAAGTGAAGAAAAAGCTAAACAAGCACAACGTGTTAAAGATTTTATGAACTACGAGCTCATGGAGAAAATGAAAGACTATGAGCCCGACTTTGATCAACTGCTCTTTTATCTTCCTCTTGCAGGGTCAGCTTTCAAGAAAACTTATTACGATGAGTTGACTAAGAAAGCGACATCAAAGTTCGTACCGGCAGATGATTTGATTGTTCCCTACACGGCTACCTCATTAGACGATGCAGAGGCAATCATCCATCGGGTAAAAATTTCTAAGAACGATTTAAGAAAACAACAAGTAGCAGGTTTTTATTTAGATATTGAATTAGGAGATCCTACTTCAGAATCAGATGACGTTGAGAAAAAAGAAAGAGAGTTAGAAGGTCAAAGAAAAACACAAGACGATGATGTCTACACTCTTTTAGAATGTCATGTTAATTTAGATATAGAAGGTTTTGAAGACACTGATGATACAGGTGAACCTTCAGGAATTAAAATTCCTTACATCGTAACAGTTGATGAAGGAACAAGACAAATATTATCTATCAGACGTAACTATGAAATAGGTGATCCAGATAAAATTAAAATACCTTACTTTACTCATTTTAAGTTTCTTCCAGGACTAGGGTTTTATGGCTTTGGTCTAATCCATATGATTGGCGGATTGAGCAGAACTGCAACTGCTGCACTCCGTCAGTTATTAGATGCAGGAACTTTATCTAACTTACCAGCTGGATTTAAAATGCGTGGTATTAGAATTAGAGATGATGCACAGTCAATTCAACCAGGTGAATTTAGAGATGTAGATGCACCAGGTGGAAATTTAAAAGATTCATTTATGATGTTACCATTCAAAGAACCATCAGCTACATTGTTAAACCTTATGGGTATTGTAGTTAACGCTGGTCAAAGATTTGCATCGATTGCTGATCTACAAGTTGGTGATGGCAATCAACAAGCTGCAGTTGGAACTACAGTTGCATTATTAGAACGTGGTTCAAGAACTATGTCAGCTATTCACAAAAGAATTTACTCTTCGCTAAAACAAGAATTCAAATTATTAGCAAGAGTATTCAAGTTATATCTACCACCGGAATATCCGTATGACGTAGTTGGGGGTCAAAGAACAGTTAAACAAACAGACTTTGATGACAGAGTAGATATATTGCCAGTTGCTGATCCCAACATCTTTTCTCAAACTCAGCGTATTTCCCTCGCACAAACAGAGTTGCAGCTGGCAACTTCTAATCCACAGATGCACAACATGTATCAAGCGTATAGAAATATGTATGAAGCATTAGGTGTAAAAGATATTGACACATTATTAGTTAAACCTGAACAACCACAACCAATTGACCCTGCTTTAGAAAACATCATGGCGTTAAGTGGTAAAAATTTTCAAGCTTTTCCTGGTCAAGATCATAGAGCACACATAACTTCGCATTTAAATTTTATGGCAACTAACATTGCTAGAAATAATCCTGTTGTTATGGCTGCAATGGAAAAAAATATTATGGAGCACATAAGTTTGATGGCACAAGAACAAATTGAATTAGAGTTTCCACAAGAGTTACAACAGTTAGCTCAGATGAATCAGATGGCTCAGAACAATCCACAGATTGCACAAGCTGCACAACAGATCAGTCAAAAGATTGAAGCAAGAAAAGCTGTCTTGATTGCTGAAATGATGGAAGAATTCTTAAAAGAAGAGAGAGAAGTTACTTCTGGTTTTGGTGATGATCCAATTGCTAAGTTAAGAGCAAGAGAATTAGACCTAAGAGCACAAGATAATGAGAGAAAAAGAAAAGAAGGTCAAGAAAGAATCAATCTTGATCGTATGAAAGCAATGATGAACCAGCGTGAACATGAAGATAAGCTAGATCAAAACAAAAAATTAGCAGAAATGAGAGCTGAAACATCAATTGAAAAAACAATTCTTAGTAAATCAATACCAAATGTAGATAAAATGATACCAAGTGTAGAGATTGAAAAGTATAAAGGAGAAAATAGATAAAATGGCTAAACTAGACATTAAAAAAGCAATAAAAAAACCTGGTTCACTAAGAAAATCTCTTGGAATAAAAAAAGGTAAGACAATCCCTGCTTCAAAACTAAAAGCAGCAGCTAAGAAACCAGGAAAGCTTGGACAAAGAGCAAGATTTGCTATAACATTAAAAAAGTTGAAGAAAAAATAAGGAGAAACTATGGCTAAAAAAGAAGAATCTT